GTCTAACTCAGGAAAGTTGGACAAGATCGACCACACCAAAACCGAAGAAATTTCAACCTTGTTGGAAGAACTTGCAAAAGCAAAACCGGCCTTAAAGTTGACGAAAAAAGTCAAAACGGGTGCCGAAGAATTGGAAAACGAAGATGTTGACGTTTCCAAACTCAACCCGATTGATGCGTATCGTGTCAAAAATAAAATTATGACGGTTGGTAAGTAAACCAACAATCGTTCTTTAACATTTTAGCCCATCCCTTTAAGCATTCCAGGTGAATGCCTTACCAAATCCCGATGAGTTGGTGAAATCAACCGGATGAACCCCAAAAATTTCACAACTAATAAACTCATAGGATAATAAAATGCCTGAAGTAGCTATATCCCGCAATAATGCGGAAACCCTAATTCCGGAACAATACATATCTGAAATCTTCAAGGAAGATGAAGTTGATTCCATCTTTTTGAAGAATGCCGTTCGATTACCGAACATGACCACCAACCAAACACGCATGAGCATCTTGAACAATTTGCCAATAGCGTATTTCAACAACGCTGGTGCAGCAGCCAATGATACATCATACAAACGTACTTCCAACATCGATTGGAAAGATCGTTTCATTGATGCCGAAGAAATTTCCGTCATTGTGCCTATTCCAGAAAACGTATTGAATGACGTTTCACGGGATGTTTGGGCAGAAGTGACACCAGCCATTCGAACCGCCATTGGTTCATTAATTGATGGTGCTATCTTCTTTGGAACAAATGCACCAAATGCGTGGCCAGCCGATCTTTTTGACGGTGCAACCTCAGCCGGTAACAACATTGTGTTGGGTGCTGGTGGTGGTGACCTATACGATGATTTACTTGGTGAAGGTGGTTTGGTTGCCTTAATGGAAGCTGATGGATTCATTCCAAATGGATTTGTTGGCAACGTTCAGTTCCGTTCAAAACTCCGTGGTGTTCGCTACGATCAGGGTGGTGGAGCCAACACGGGAATGCCAATCTTCAATCCGAATCCAGCAAGCCCATCTGGTTATGACTTAGACGGTCAGACTATTGAATTCCAAATGAATGATTCATGGGTTGGCACAAAAGCACACCTAATGGCCATCAATTGGAACAAAGTCGTGTATTCAATCCGTCAGGATGTGACATACAAGGTGCTTGACCAAGCCGTGATTCAAGATCCTACGGATGGTTCTATTGTGTTCAACTTGGCACAGCAAGATATGGTTGCACTACGTGTGGTGTTCCGTATGGGATGGCAAGTACCAAATCCGGTGAACTTGCTTCGGTTGATTGAAGCAAACCGCTATCCAGCATCGGTATTAACACCGGTTAATCCGTCTTAATAAGAATCCCTCTTATGTTCTCATCACCCTTGAATGGGTGATGGGTTCTTTCATTCTCAACTAAACACACAACAAAAAAACATCATGGCAAAGAAAAACCTCAACGCAAAAGAAGAAACTTTGGAAGCCGTAGAAGTGGAAGAAACAACCACCGAAGAAACGGCACCGGAAACAGCTAGTGAAGCATCACCGGCAACCGTGGAATCCGAAGATGCTTATGTGTTCACCGTGTCCACATCAACCCCGTTTGGTTACAAAACCAAAGGTGACATCCTTCATGAAAGTGATGTGCCGGAAAAAACCTTCAAAGGCTGGTTGAATGCTGGAATCATCCGCAAAGGTGGATTAAAAACAGTGATTGAATAATGCCAAAGCAAGTTCAATTAAATATTGATTGGAAAACATACAAGGCCGGTGACATCCTAACCGTGGAACACCGGCCACGGTATGTGTTGGACTTCCTAATCAATCAAGGTTGGGCGGTTGACATAAGTAATGATGATCCAATCCAGGTGGAAGAAAAACCAACTATGGATAGTTCCAAAAAGGAAATTGAAGCCTATTTGGACAAACACAACATCACCTTTTCTGAATACGCCAAAAAATCTGAATTACTAGAGTTGATACCATAATGGCTTACATCGATGCAGCAAGATATAACGCAATAACCGGTCGAACCACAACCGAAGCAAGTGACCAACGTTTGTTGATGGCTTCCAGGTTATTGGATTCCCGTGTTGGAAACTATGTTCGCATTGATGACGATACCAACGCATATGATGGCTTTAAACTCGATTTAGATACACTCAGAGCCTACCAAAAAGAAGCCGTTGAACATTGGGTGGCTTGGATGGTGGCAGCCTTGTTTATAGGTGGTGATGCACCGAATACATTTCAAAACATCAAACTTGGCCGGTTCTCTATCACTGAAAATGCCAGCCAGCAAGATAAGACCTTGCCAAACTTAGTGGAATTTGCCGACATCCAGCTCAAGGATGCGAAAATCATCAACACGCATGTGAAAACAAGAAAGGGTGAATCCAATGACACGTGGCTTTAATGCTTTAATGACTCATGATGTCACGGTACTTCAACTAGATTCTGATTTCACGGGTTCACATACTACACTAAACACTTTCCAAGAAAAAGGATTTGTTGAATACGACCAGCATCGTGGCTTAAACAACGATGGTGAACAAATCGACATCAACGGCATTGTGTATTTGAAGAATGACACCAATTTCGATGAAAACCATCCAACTTGGAGCATTCAGCACAACAACCGAACCATGCGTGTGGTCAATGTGGCACGTATCGATCATCCAATAACCGGTGAAACTCACCACTATGAATTAAAGGTGGTGTGATATGTGGAAATCATGGAAAGGTGATCAAGTTAAAGGAAAAACCGAAGCAGCTTTAAACAAAGCAATTCACAGCACATTAGAAACCGTTGGTAGTGCATCGGATCAACAAGTGCCTCACGATGAGGGTGATTTACAACGATCCAAATTTATCAAAGTGCAAAACGGTGAAGGGGTGATTTCATACGGTGGTGGTGCCGGTACTGGTCATCCGGTTATTCCTTATGCCAAAAGACACCACGAAAAAGAGGCCAACTTTCAAAAAGGACGAAAGAACAAATATTTATCTGATCCTTTCAACCAAATTGCACCACGTGCATATCAAGATTCCTTAAAAACTAATCTTCAAGAAACCTACTAATGATTGGTGTTCAGCTCATATCGTTTTTAGAATTATCCGGTGAAGGAACACGAAACGTCGATTTGTTTCTTGGCCAACAACCCGAAAATCCGGATGTGTGCGTGACTTTACAAGAAGAAACGGCACCGGTCATTGATGAATACCAGGAACATGGAATTGATGCCGTTGGAATTAAAGTGCTGATTCGAAATCCGGATTATGTGACGGCATCGAATAAAGCGTACACGATCCACGGGTATTTAAAGAATTACAGAAACGCACCGTTTGCCACCGATGGCAATTTGGTTCGACGGGTTATAATCGTCACTAGCCCTTCAAGCATCGGTAAAGATGAAAAAGATCGTCACGAATGGGTGATTAACTATGTGATTGAATTTGAACTAGCTAACAGCAATGCACCGATTGGTGCATGTGATACATCCCATGTGGCCACTAATAACTTCAAATTGTTAGAGGTGTAACCATGCCTTGGAGTGGAAGCGGAGCCGGAACAAGTGGTGATCCATATCAAGTGACATCATTAGCCCAATTGTATGAAGTGGCCGATTATCCAACGGATCATTTCATCCAAATGAAGGACATCGATGCATCCGACACATCAAGTGGTGCAAACACGCAGCCTTGGAATTCGGCAGATGGTTGGAAACCGGTTGCCGGTGTAACCTTTTCGGGAAACTATAATTTCGATGGTTTTAAGATTACTGGTTTATATACGCACATGGCCAACGGTGGTGTGCATGTTGGTTTGTTTGAACGTGTTTCCGGAACGATCACCAAAGGAGCGATTGCAGCCGGTCAAAAATCCATCACATGGACGGTTGTAGGACAAAACAATGGTGATGCCGTTCGAAATTTCGGTGGTGTGTGTGCTTTTGCTGATTCCAATGCTACCATTGATGTTGATACCGAAGTGACGGCCACCGGCCAAGTCATGTACCGGTTTGGTGGTATTTGTGGCCAGGCGGATGGAACGAATATTGATTTCAGTAACTCCGAACCAACCGTTGATCTTCATTCTGATGGTGGATATGCCAACAACATCGGTGGTGTCGTAGGATATGCCCGTCAAAGCGTGAATATGCAATATTGTAAGCCACAATTTAAAGTGTTGGTTGAAAATCCGGCAATAAGCACGGCCGTTTTCAACATTGGTGGTGTGGCTGGTTGGGCTATTGAAACCGGAAACAATTATCCAAATGCTGAA